CACAGCCAGAGGGTACTTCACCCAACTGGACTGACATCCCCGCACGGCGGCGTCCGGCATCCATCCACAGAAATAGGATGTACAGCCTGAAGCCGCACGAGCATGTCAGCTCGTCTCCGACTATAATCGAAATGATTATAGACCTACGCTGTCATAATTAGACAGCGCACCACCGGCTTTTTATTGCTAGGGAACCGGTCCCTACACTACGTTCAGAATGGCGAACATCAGGATTTAACCCCTGAAGAAACCATTTCATGAGTCCGGCATGACCATCAATTCTGTCGTGCTGAAACTTCGGAACGACTACATAGCCCCAAACTTCGGGGCGCTGTAGATTCTCGTTACGTCGATGGACTGTAGGAGTGACATATCTCCTGTATCCAACGCATGAGGGCGTGTCACTAACATAAGGAATCTTGAGGCCTAACTTTGCCAAAAAATTCTCTATGAAAGAAGCCGTGTTAAACCAGCCTTTATCAAAGAGCTGGTTCGACATTGCGACTAAAGACACAATACCCTGAACATCGCGTCTGCCTTTTGGAAGCAAACGACGGAGATAGATAGTTGTTACGTCTATCCCCGCGTAGGCATCCACCCCACAAGATTCTCTAAAGTTTCCTCTAAAGAAAGACTTATGGGTATTGACTTTCAAACCTAGGTTTGAAAGCCCTAAAAAGGCAGAAGACACCCCGTCTACTGGGATAATAAGATCATCCCCGTAGACAAACACGTTCTGTTGCACAATAGCAATAGAACGCGACGTGAGTGGCAGGCCAAGCCTACGTATTTCTCTTGAGAGAAGTAGGGTATAAAATACCATACTCTCAATCGGGAAACACATGGCCGAACCCATAGACGCAAACTTCTCTAGCTGGATAGTTTGTCCAGTTGGAAGAGTAGCTCGCGTGGACCTACAAGCAAACAAAGCGTCCCTAAAGTAAGGGACGGTTGAGAGCATGCGGTACACAAGAGCGTGATGGACTCTATCGCTAGCCTCGGATAAATCGATGGTGGCCAAATGGCCCCTTTTCGAAGCATCTAGGGCTAGCTTAGCGTTAATGGTCTGATCTCGAAAGTTTATATGACCGATGGTCATACTATGACTCTCGAGAGAGGCCATTATTAGTCGCGAGAGAGACTGCTGTGTATATTGCATACACGCAGGCTCAACCGCAATAACGCGGGGAGTCTTAAGCGTCTTAGGAACAAAGACAACCCTGACGGGCTGTTCTTGCTCCGGGTTCGCAAAAGCTATCCTCGAAGACTCTTCCAAAAAGGCCGTGCTGTTATGATAACAGAACGAGTCAGAAGGGAAGTAGGGTTCGAGTCTTTGGTGCCAAACGGTCCAATCGTACTTCTGATTAGGAAGCACTTTTGTAGCGGTAACACCAGGACCATGATAAGGAACGTGGTTGCCCGACATGACAATATTATTTGCCGTGCCGAGAACTACGCTCCATAAAAGATCAGATACCTTATAAAAATCAGAAAGATACTGATTAGTAGAAGGATCAAGATCTATCATAGATAGCTCCTGCTCAACCTTGAGGTAGCCTTCAACAGCGGCATGTTCACGCGCCTTAGTACAAGGCAACGTGAGCTTCTTCCACATACGACAAATTTGCCGTATAGCGGATATAGCTGCAATAGAGGGTTCGTCAAGGAGTCTACCAGACTCGTCGAACACTTGGTTGGTCATACCTGAAAAAAGAATCGGGATTGACCCATTCTTCGCAAAGGAGCGAAAGAATGTTGAACCAATTTGACCAAGCTCAAGACCTCTTTCGAAATCTTGGGCGAAGTCACCAAGGGTAATCGTAAGAAACGATATACCCTCGTGTTCGACACGTCTCGTGATCCTAATAAGATCACGAGTGGTGGAGGTGTCGCAACAGATGCTACAATCATGTAGCACCTTACTAAGTAGTCGCATCAGGCTTTTCATGTTTCCTCCGTTAAAGGGGGTTAAACATCCTTAGTCTGATGCTGCAGATCCATGTGACCCCACTTGCGTGGGGTCACAGTAAGGAAGAGCAATGAACTTAATAGAAAACAAAGTTAAGTATCAGCAGGAGCAGGAAACCTGCGCATGCCGATACAACGACTAAGCGTTCTAGAATGGACATATTAGCTCTCCCCGCCAACGATCTGAGTGATACGAGTGGTAACAGCGTTAGCAAACGTACATGCGCCGAGAACTCCAAGGAGTTCCACGACGTACGTAACGACTGCAGCGTTGCTAACCAGACGTTCACTACGGTCGATTACGAGATACACCGAAGTCGTGTCATCAACCGAAGTGGTTGAATCATACGGATTCGATGCAATCGTATTGGCGTCGATGCGAACGACAGAACGCCTACGTCCTTTAGCAGTGACATGAGAGATGGTTACTTTATAAGTAACGGCTCCCACGACAAGCTGATAGACGGATTTGTTCGGTTCACGACTGATGGCCGGAAGGTCAGCAGCCGTGATAAACGACGCATCAATTACTAGTGGATCTGCAAGCATTAGACGTACTCCTTAGAAAGGTTAACTAACCGCAAAGCTAAGGTCGGAAATTATTCCGACTAAGGCCGAGTGCGGCTAGGATTGCTAATTGACGATCTGAAAGATCTTCAATCTGCAAACCGAAGCCGAAAGGTGTTGAGGCTATGCGTTCCTTCGTCTCTTTTAACACAATACTTGTGAATCGAGTCGGAGGAAACGGTTGACGGGTACTCTTACCAGGGTATAAAACCCAGGTAGGACGAGCACCCTTCGATATCACGTCCCACTGCGTTACCTCTCGGTAATGCCGCATGACGTAACCATAGTCAGTTATAAGATCGGCAATGCCATTGGATGAAAAATTGGCGATAACGTCACCGACGTTACTAAACCAGTCGATCAGCCAAGACCATGGCACGAGCTTATAAACCAAAGACGGACTTGGATTTAACCCAAACAAAGCAAGCTTTGCTTGGGAGGTCCAATAGTCGGCGGTCACATCGGGTATATAATACCTGAAGCGGCCGGCGAACCAGATCTCTTCCGAGGTCGTGATCGTCTTTGTTCCCCCAGGTGTTCCGGCGCCAGTATTATCGAGGTCATCAGCATCACTCCAATTTCCATTAACTGCTGGAGAAATCCAAGCAGAGGAATTAGGAATGTTGCTAATCTCGGTACTACTGTCTCGGAACAAGGTGCCTTTTCGTCTTATGGGGCGACCATTATCTCTAATGATTTGCGCCATACGACTGTTGAGAGTATTCCAAGTTTTATACATATCTCGGATATCTCTTAACAAAGGCTCCCACCCAAATACCACGCCAAGATAGTCCTTGCCCCCGGCCTTAGAAAGGCCTTGGACACGGCGAGATGCATTGCCTTTTTCAAGGTTTTGCATACGTCTTAGCAAATTAAGTGGAATTTGGGGTAGACCATCTAGAAGGAGTTCACCAAATGTTTGTCCAAGATCAACCCCCGGTTTAAGGGGGGAGAATCGCTGGACACCGGTGGCGCCGTAACTCTCGAGATTACGCGTAGGCAAGCTCATAGAGCTATGCCTACTGCGCAAATCCTCTTGAGAAACGACGCGAGGCAGACCATCCAGCATCGAAATACCATTGTTGGTATTAGGTTGCAGCATGATCGGCCCCGATACCTTCCAATCAATGTATTGAATAGGATCATTTGGATCAGTCACTTGGCGAGAGCTCAAATTAGCTCCGACAATAGACCGACGAAATGAAAATCTACTCACATTGAACGGGCCACCCTCATTATAAGGAGGGCCCTTATGGCCTACAGACAAACGGGACTCAAATGTACCTGACAATGAAGTCCGGTTAGCGTTTTGATAGCTACCGTCATTAACAGGATCGGGCGGACTCGCATGACGCGAGTAGCTCGTTCCGTTAGTTTCGGAATAGCCAGTCACACGATAACTGGAAGTTAGAATGTCAGACATTTGTCAACACTTTCAACATGGTTAGTTTGCAGGGTTCAAATGAACCCAGGGTTGCGCACCATACGCTGGGAGTGCCCGAGAGGGC